ATGCCTGGACAAGCGTTCAAGAAGGATCCTTTGCTACCGATCGGTGAAATTACCAAACGTAGCGGCGTGGCGGCCTCTGCCCTGCGCTACTACGAATCGCTCGGATTGATCAGCTCGTCCCGTCAGGGAACTACCCGCCGCTACTTCCCCCGCTCGACGCTGCGCCGCGTGGCGTTCATCCTCTTCGCGCAGAAAATCGGCTACTCGCTTGAGGAAATCGGTCAGCAGCTGGCGCGCCTACCTTCCGACAAATTGCCAACGAACAGGGATTGGCAGGCGCTATCTCGCGGGTGGAAGCAACAGGTCGCCCAGCGCATCAAGGAACTGCAGCGACTCGACATGGACCTGGATCACTGCATCGGCTGCGGCTGCCTCTCGCTGCAGCGCTGCAAGCTGGCGAATCCAAACGACCTGGCCGGAACCAGTGGCACCGGCCCTCGGCTGTGGCTCTCCGATAAGGCGCCAGGACATGACTGAAGATTGAGCCTCCGAAACTTGGAGGCACGACTTGGACTTGAAGTTTACTCGAGGCCCTATAAGGTTACCGGGACGCCCTGTTCTCCGTAGTGCCTGCCACAATACGCTGGATGAAGTCCAGGGAGTATTCGAGTGATGTCGTGCTGCATGTTGGCATCTCGGCCAATGCGACTGGTGTCGAGCGTCACGGCGCTGGGTGGCTACCCCGCTCGATCGGTAGGCCTAGCGGCAGGCTTAGTGGTTGTCGGTGGCATTACGCTCCAGCACTTCTCGAAGTGCTCCACGGTTCTGACTGGGGGCCTTGGTCTCAAGCAGGTGCAGGAACTCGAACGAATCAAGGCCGTTGATGCTGGCCCTGGGGCTGACGATCTTTCTGCGGGGATCGGCTCCTGCGTTTAGGAATCGCTCTACCAGTACCGGCTCGTTGTAGAGGATGGCGGCGTTCAACGGGGAGAATCCCAGCTCATCCGGCTCGTCGATGTCGCAGCCTGCCTCGATGGCGACGTCGATGACCTTGAGCGCAACAGCCGCATTCGGGAGTAGCTTATCGTAGGCGCCTGCCATCAGCACGATCGTTGGCGCCTCGAAGCCGCGGCCGTCGCTCAAGCGGCAGCCGCTGGCATCGGTTGTGTGCAACCCGAACGGATTCGCGGGACTGGCGCAGGCACTGCCAGCCGCCAGGATCGCCAACAGCGCAACCGAAGGGGCAACGCGCCCTGATCCGATCGTCTGGCCCATGGCGCACCTCAATTGCAAGGCTCACAGATTCCGATCAGTTCGTCCCGAAGCACCAGCAGCCCTTCGGGGGCCTCGATGGCCCGGCCGGCCTCGTCCTCGACCACGGTAACCCAGATGCCTTCGTCCTCAAGCTGGTCGAGCAAATCGTCGGCCGAGGCATCCCGGGTCAAGCGCAGCTGTTCAAGGGTTCGTCTCGTCAATACCACCGGCCCATACGCACTCCCTGGCGAGTCAGGCGCCCAGTGGCGCTGCGCCGACCTTAGCGCATCCGAGAACCGTTTCAATAGTCGGTTCTCCCACTCTAGGCAACCGGTCACAAGTCAGTCATCGATTCGGCTAACCTATTGCTGCAAATCCTAGCTGATCTCGAAGGGTCTTCGTATGAAGAAGTTGAAGTGACCAACGCGATGCGATAGCGAAGAAAAGGGAGAAGATCACCCTGTTGTTTCGTAGCTCCGTCAGCCAACGCCCCTTGAACGGGAGGATCCTCGAAGCACTATGGCCACTGGCTATCCACTGACACCAAAAGCATGGCTGCGCTTGTATCTCAGATGATGGGACTCAAGACGGCGTAAAGCGGTGTCGGGCGGGCTGGAATGCGTTGTCTTTGCCCCAAATTACACCCATGAAAAGAAGAAGCCCCGCTACGAACTAGTCGGAGCGGGGCTTTCAGCGTTTCATGTAGTGGCGGAGAGATAGGGATTTGAACCCCTTTTTTGCGGGGTCTTTCTTGGTCTTTTCCGGTCATTACTAGGTGTCGACGGAGTGTTGAGAGTCGTTAACGGCCTGTTTGGGTCTTTGTTTTCGACACTTTTTCGACACTAGTACCCGCAAGCTTTGCGGTATTCGTTGGCGGCTCGTTCTGTTGGGTTGCTTTCGTATTGGTCGCGCCAGAAGCGGCATTTCGGTGTTAGTAGCTTCGTCTCTTTTTCGAGCTGTTCTTTTTCTCTCAGCATTTGTGCGAGCTGTGCTGCTTTTTTGTTTTCCGCTTGTTTTGTTTGTTGCTGCTGTCTGGCTGCGCTTTCTTTGGCGTATTGCTGGCTTCGCCTGTTTGATTCTTGCATTGAAGAATTCAGTGTATTAGAGAAGTATTGCAGTGCGGCTATTGCTCGTTGTTCTTGAACATAGTCGTAATAGAGTTTTCCGCCCCATATTCCTACAACTAATATGATTGCGGCGATGATAATTGCGTGCCCGGTATCTATCGGCTGTCTATGTTGTACGCTTGCGCGTGCCTCTCGCTCCTGTATTTCTTCGTCCATGTCGAATTTCAGGTTTTTAAACTGATCATCCATTATCTGCACTCCTTTGCCGGAACCATCTTTTAGCTGCAAGTTCTGTTACTGCTATCCCGCGCTTTGAGTTTGCAAGTTTCGATTTGCTTGATCGTATTCGGGACTTGTTTGTCCTTTGTCGGGCATAACTTCACCTGTTATAAGCCACCATCGGTAGTTCTTATATAGGTTCGCCAGCGCTTCTATTTCTTCTGCGCCAATTCTCGCTTTGCCCCGCTTTATGTTTTGCCAGCGCACATATTCTTTGCTGTTCACCTCGGCAAGCTCTTTCAGGCTTGTCGCTTCCAGCAATAGAAGGGCTCTATCAGAAACCCCGTCAGTCATTCGAAAATACCATTTATGTATTATGGACATGCTAGCATTCTCATGTATTATTGGCATATGTCCTTAATACATGAAGCTAGTTCAATCGGCTTCCCAATGACCTGAATAGTGCCGGAATGACCATGACAATGGAACTGGAATCCCTAGACGCTAGCCGCCTCGTTGAGGTGCAGAAGGATGTTGAGCTGATCGAGCAATGGGCTGAACGCAATGGCGTCACCTGCGATACGGCTCGTGCCTGGGCCAAGCGTGGCGTTCTTCCCACGATCAAGCTCGGCAAGCGCCGGATGATCAACTGCGTGCAGTTTCGTGCGTGGCTTCTGGAACAGGAGTGGACGACATGAGTCGTGATCAGACGGGCCAGCAGTCAGCGTCACGTCCTTCGTGGCTGGATGGGGGTATAGAAGCGCTTGAGATGGTGAAGGAGGATGAGGCTTGTGCAGCTTCTTCTGTTTCTGTCGTGCAGCCTGTCCATTTGGCTGACGCGCTTGTTAAGTGCGTTGCTTCTTTGGACCAGCTGCTTTCTCACTTGGCCAAAGTTCCGGCTGATATCGGCCTGCTTAACGATGCGTTGATTTCGGCTCGTGCTGCATTGGCTACTTTTGAGGTGGGGAAATGACTCATGTCCCTGTCACGGTATCTGCGCCTCTCCCATGCACCGAACTGCGACTACTCTGTTTGCTGGTCAAGGATCGCGACGGCAAAGTCCGCTCACTACCCGTCCACACCATGCGACCAATGCCGCCCCGCGTCCTGCGAGTTGGTCGATGGTCGCTGGCAAGTGACCCCGCGCTTCACCTGCGCGAAACACGAGCCGAACGCCCGTCCCCCGAAGTATTGGCACGTTATTCACGACAGCGGCAAACCAACGCCTTACGTACCTATCGGCCAGACGTTCGATCTGGAGCTTTGAGCCCGTGATTTTTGTCGTGCTGATTCTCTTTCTAGCGTTCTTTCTGCTGGTCTTCGGGCCGGACTGAATTAGGAGTTTTAACCATGATCCCGCCCCGCCTGAGTCAAGTTGAAGATAAAGAGGTGCGCTTCTACGTGGTGGCGCAGACCTCCATCAAGCTCGCCTTGAGTGAAGAGGCTGTAAGACGCGGAACAGACCTCTGGTCCCTTGGGGGTGCCGTTCTGGCTCAGTGGGTAACGGCTGGCTGCCCTGACAGCCTGTCTGACAACTCCGCTCCCTCGTCCCCCGCCCCGTCGCCATCGTCGTCGGTCGCAGGACCAAAGGAGCCCGAAGCCTAGCCCCTGCAAGGGCGCGAAGCGGCGTAGCGGACCCTTGCGGGGGTTAGGTGTAGGGCTACGGTCCGACCGCGACCGACAGATGGTGCCGGGGTGAGGGACGAGGAACCCCCCGCCCTTGAGCCTGAGGCTGAGGAAGCGCTTTTGACGTTGCTTCTAAGCGTCGGGACGACAAGAGCGACAGGGATCGTTACCCGTAAGGGCCAAGACCGTAAGGGCTTGGTGAGCGAAGCGAGTAGAGCCCGCCCCGTAAGGGGTCGCCAGACAGAACACGAATCAACGCCAACGGCCAAGGCAACAACGCCAAAAGAGGCCAATGGAAACAGCAAGCCCAAATGGGCAAACAACGAGGAAGCAGCAATGTTCGCAATCCCAGCAGCAACATCCATCACCAGTCTGTTTGTCATCAAGAAAGACTTCTACACGGTGAAAGACACTGGTGAAGTCCGTGCCAACGTCCAAGCCCTGTCTCCGATTCCTGCCGGTAGCAACGGCAACGCCCAGGGCTTCGAAGTCACCGAGTACGCCGCTGACGCTTCTTGCTTGGAACAGATCGATCTGAGCGAAGGCCCGGTTGCCCTGACCTTCGAAAGCCAGATTCGCCCAATCACCAACCGTTTCGGCCGCACCACGAACACGCAAATGCTCGTCAAGGTGGTGTCCAGCCAGCCATCGACGCGTCAAGCCGTCGATCCTGCTGTGGAAGCTCGGAAGTTGGCTGCACAGCAAGGCCAAGTGAAACCTGCTGATTCAGCCAAGTCCTAACGGAGCCAATTAGATGAAAGCGCCACTTCGTTTTGCCTTTGGCTGGGTTCTTTATCTGGCGATATTAATGGCGACTAACCCTGTTGTTGCTTACCTGTGGCTTGTCGTTTGGGAACAGCCGCTAGTTGTCACAGTGGGCACTTCGGTATTCGGTGTGGTGTTTTTCATCTTGTTGTATTTCCGAGTCCTGCGTCCGTTCTTTGGTTGGTGTGATGCACACCAAGAGCGGGCTGTTTCGAATTTTAAAGTCGTCGATGTTGAAAAGGTCGACGCATGAATTTCCTCGCCTGTGACGGTGACTGGCTGCAAGGCGCCGATGGCTCGCCCATCTGCTCCGGCTCGCTGGTAGCCCTCACGGTTGAGGAAATGCAGAGCCTCTACGGCGCTGCACTGTCCTGGGAACAAGTCACCGAGCTACAGGGCGAAGCGATTGTGTTGTTCGCCACCGTGTTCGGTTTTCTGGTCCTCAAAAAAGTCCTGAAACAGTGAGGTATCAAACCATGCAACACATCAAAACCCTGCGTCGCTCCCTGGGCGCCGCCGCTGCAACCGGCCTGCTGGCCGTTCAACAGGCCTATGCGGCTGTTCCGGCTGAAGCCACTGGCGCACTGGATGAGGCCGGCACCGACGTCGGCACCATCGGCTGGGCGGTGTTCGCCGTGATCATCGCCGCCATGGCGTTCAAGTACATGCGCCGCGCCCTGTAACTGGAACCGCGCACTGCATGTGCCGAAGCAAACAAACCCCGCTCCGGCGGGGTTTTCTCTTCAAGGGAAACGCCAATGAGCTACGAACTGTACGTCCTGATCCTATCCACCCTGGCGTTTTACCTCGTGTTCTTTGGGCGGGTGTGATTATGAAAAGGATTTTTGCGGTTTTGGCGGTGTTGGTGCTTTGGCATTCATCTGCTAGTGCTGAAGAATATTATTGGAGTCACTTCGCTATAGGTGATAGCCGTCCTAAGTTCTCTACCCCTGAGGCTGCCTGTAGGCATGCGGCCGAGTCTATTGAGGGTAGGGTTCATGTAAGGATTAGCCCCTATACTCCTACAGCTTTCATTTGTTGGGTTTCTTTTAATGGCGGCCCAGAAAAGCAAAATTATACAGCTGTTAGAGGTGGGGACTCCTGCAAAGAGAATGCTCAATACAATTCCGCAACTGGCGAGTGCGTCGCGCCTGAAGAAGACGAATGCGCGTCTACCGAAGGTCAAGTAATTACCCATGAATATAACGGTGGTCCGGTTGATCGTCCTGGTCCGCCTGATAAGCCGCCATCTGCTATTTGCGACAGTCAATGCCAATACACGCGCACTGATGTTGTTAAGGGCTGCTCTCGTTTTTTGGATGGCGATAATCTTACTGATGTGTTTTGTACCGTTGAATACAAGGGCAATGGAAGTTCTTGCACTTCGGGCAATCCTTCGCCTGGAAATCCATTTGATCAGCCTCCAAGCAAGCCGCCAACCAAGGCAGATCCATCGTTCGCAAAAGACAGTAAGTGTGGCGATTGGGAAACCCAAGCTGACGGTACGCAGACTCGCTCCTGCTCCTCAACCGAGGAGAGCAAGCAACCTGGTAAGGTCGATTGCAGTGGTGATAGTTGTAAGGCCGGTGTCCCTCCCCCGGATTACAGCAAAACCGATGTAAAGCAGGACATTGAAAAAAAGACTAATGCTGATGGCTCGACTACCACAAAAACCGATACCACTACTGACAAGACAAGTTGCAAGGGATTGAAGCCTTGCAATTCCACAAGTAAAACTGAAACGTCTACCAGTGAAGAAGATGCAGACGGAAACCCGGGTGATTCAAACTATGAGTGTACCGGTACTGGCTGCGCTGGTGATGATGGTGATGATTCAGAGGAAGAAGATTCACCTGAGCGTGAAGCCGAAGTGGGTTCATGTGATGCCGGATTCTCCTGTAGTGGCGACCCCATTGATTGTGAAATTCTGCGCAAGCAAAAGGAACAACTGTGTCTCGCTGAGGAAATGACCGACTTCGAAAAGCATAAGCCTTCAATTGAGGCTGCGGTTACTGGCGATAAATTCGAATTGAACGAGGGTGATGGCGTTATAGACGTGCCTTCGTTCGTCAATCAAGGTACGCGCTTTTTACCATCAACTTGCCCAACTGCTGAAAGATTTAGTTTGACCATGGCCGGTGGTCGCTCTTTCGAAATCAGCTATGAGCCGCTATGCCGCGCCGCCAGTGATTTGAGTGGTTTGTTCGTTGCTGTCGCCACTGTTCTCGCTGCACTTTATGTCGGTCGTTCTGTAGGAGGTCAATAATGCAATTTCTTTTCTTGGTCCAGATGCTGGTTATTGTCGTCGGGCCGTTGGTGAAAATGGTATTGCGGATTATTGGTTTCGGTTTCGTTACCTACGTTGGTTTCAATCTGATTATTGGTGAAGCTCAAGATTATTTGTTCGGCCTTATGGGTGAAGTTGGTCCGGTCATACAGGGGATTCTTGGCCTCGCCAAGTTCGATGTGGTGGTGAACCTTTATTTCGCCGCTATCTCCACTCGCTTTATGTTAGCTGGAATTGACAAGGCTACTGACCGTAGACGCAATCAGGTCTGGCATAAGCCGGGCGGTACCTCCATCGAAGCCTAAGGGGGCGTCGTCATGCTTGTTATTCGCACCGGTAAGCCCGGCCACGGCAAAACCCTTAACACTATTCGCGAAGTGGATCAGATCGCGCATGCCCAGGGCCGCGTCGTCTATTTCCATAACATCAACGGCCTTAAGCCTGATCAGCTGCAAGCCCAATGGTTTGAGTTTGAAGATCCCGAAAAGTGGTTTGATCTGCCCAGCGATGCGGTCATCGTTGTCGATGAGGCTCAAGGCTGGTTTGGCGCTCGCGATCCGCGCGCACGTCCGCCTGAACATATCACTCGATTCGAGACCATGCGCCATCAAGGCCATGAGGTGCACCTTGTCACGCAAGATCCGCGTTATCTGGATGTCCACCTGCGTCGCCTTTGTAACAGTCATATCCATTACTGGCGTGTGTTCAAGTCGGCTCAGCTGTTGCGCTTCGAATCCGAAGTTGTTGTTGAAAAAGTTGAGGTTAAAAGCAGCTTTAAGGATGCTGATAAGAAGTCGCTACGCCTCGATAAGCGCTACTTTGGTGCCTATACCAGCACTAACGCCAAGCACCACTTTCAGACTAAGGTACCGACTAAGTTTCTTCTGGCATTGTGTGTTCTCATTGGCGCCGCCATCCTCGTTTATCGCGCCTATGAGCGTTACAACATGGAGAAGACCGAAGTTGTTGCTGATGGTGCGGCGCCTGCCGGTAGTATGGTTGATCAGGTTCGGGATACGGTTGGTGCCTTCATTCGGCCATCTGCCTCCGATGCGCAATCCAGTGCACCTGAAACTACTGCTACCTATATTGGGCGTCGTGTGCCTCGCATACCGCAGATTCCTGCCTCTGCGCCTATCTATGATGAATTAACCCGTCCTGTTTCGTTCCCGCGGCTTTATTGCATGTCCAGCAGTGATCCTGATACATATTCGCGGGAGTTCGGGCGTATGGCTCATGCTGTCGTGAATGGCGTCCCCACTGTGTGCCAGTGCTATACGCAGCAGAGTACGCGCATCGAAACAGATTTCGCCTTTTGCCATCGTGTGGTTGAGAACGGCTTTTTTGATCCGACCATTCCAGATCGCTCGTCTTCCGTTGGCCAGCGTCAAGACGGTCAAGTTGCTCCGCGTCCTGCGCTGCCTGCTTCTCGTCCGGTTGTTTCTCAGCCGGTTGTTTCGCAGCCTGCTGCTGCACCTGGTTTAACCGTTGTTCCGTACCAGAAGGGGCAATTCCTATGGTGAATTGGCTGTTATCGGCTTGGCCTGTCCCGGCTTCGGCGGTTGTGTTTGTGTTTTTTGTGTTTCTGGCAAACAAACATAAGCCATGGCGGGGTTTTGCTCGCCGGGCGAGGTACGAGCCGGCGCGCAAAACCCGCTCGGTGACGTCCCTGTAGCACGTCAATAACACAAGTAAGCAAACGGTCAATAACAGTCAGTAAGGATCAATCATGGCAAAGGATCAAATTCGAGTTCTGTTCGGTGCGGATGGTGAGGTTGTCGAGAATTCGAAGGGCCGCTTCTTTTTTGATAGTCACCTTGCCAAGTTCACCGATCTGTCAGGCGTTCGCCTGTTGCGCTGTGGCGTAGATACCGTTCGCCAGCTCTATGAGGGCCTGCTGCGGCCCGAACTGCTGGCGCTGTTCGGTGACAAGCCCTGCTTGGTCGATTTTGCTGGCTATCGCTTCCATGCCTCCCGTGTGGGCCGCGACAGCGGCTACCAGTTCAAGCTTCAGAATTCCGACCTCGGGTTGGTCCTGCTTCTGAAAAACTTTAACCGTAAGCTGGATGCCATCGGGCCGCACCTGAAGATCGAAGTATCTCCCCATGCTATTGATGCCCACGAGCCTGAACGCCTTCAGCAGCTCATGGATCGCTTGGCCGGCGAAGCCATGAGCAACGTGGTTCCGAAGCAATGTGCGGTGCACATTGCGGTCGATTTCCAGAAGTGGACGCCACCTGAAGACATGGTCGCGCGCATGCATTGCAAGGCGACCTCCATTCGCAGCTTCGACGGTGTCAATCGTTTCGAGTGGGCCGACAAGTCGGCTACCTATGGCCGTGGCCAGTCCTTCCTGTTCGGTTCTGCGGGCGCCTGTCAGCTCGGCTTCTACAACAAGACGCTTCAGGCCCGTGCTATCGACAAGCTCGACTTCTGGGAAAGTGTCTGGAAGCGTAGCGACAGCTTTGATGAAACCGATCCTGACAATTACGACCCTGAGCAACCGGTGTGGCGTGCTGAGTTCCGTTTCCATCACTCTATCGTCGATCAGTTTGCAGCCGGGAGCTGCTCCACTGAATCTGGCCAGTTCATCGAAACGCGGACCTTCGCAGAATTTGCGCCCCATCTTGATGGCCTCTGGCGTTATGGCTTCAGTCGTTTCCGCCTCATGTCGCGCCCTGGAATCATTGATCCGATCTGGACGCTGTTGCGCGATGATGTGACCGTTGAGACGGGTGTCAGCTCCCTGGTCGAAAAGACCTATTACAAGCGTCAATACAAGACCGCCAAGGGCTTCAGCGGCAAGAACATCGATCTCATGATCGGCAACGCCATCACGCTCGCGGCGCGGCAAGGGTTGGACGCAAAAAAGACGTATCAGGCTCTTAAGAGCCTGCCCTTCTGGCCGCTGATCCGCACCTATTACCGTGACAAGGGTATGACGCCTCAGGACGTGCGGGCCATGATCGGTGAGCGCCTTGAGGAACGCGTGGTCCGATGGGGAGTTGCGGTCTGATGGCAATCGAACAACTGCCGGATGGCCGCTGGAAAGTCGATGTTGAGCCTGTGAAGGGCAAGCGCTTTCGCAAGACATTCAAAATGAAGGCTGAGGCTCAGCGATTCGAAGCAACATGCCGCGCCAAGGTCATCGAATCGCCGGATTGGTCGCCTCGTCCAAAGGATCGGCGGCGCCTTTCTGAGTTAGTGGGTCGCTGGGCTGTTTTGCATGCTCATACGCTGGCTGATGGTGATGCTCGTCGGCGGCTTTTGGATGCGTTGGCCAAAGACTTGGGGGACCCGGTTGCTGTGCGGCTGACGGGAAATGATTACGCTGAGTATCGTGCAAAAGCGCTTAAGGATGGTGCGAATCCGAAAACATTGAACAATCGGCTTGGCTACCTGCGATCAGTGTTTAACGTTCTTCGTGAACTCGATGACATCGACTATCCCAATCCATTGGCACGTGTCCGTCCGCTTCGGCTTCAAGAAAAGGAACTTGGCTATCTGACCGAAGATCAGGTCGAGGTACTATTTGAGGCTATCCATCGGCGCTGTACCACGCCGCATGTTGCTATGGTTGCTGCGATCTGCCTTGCCACTGGGTGCCGTTGGGGGGAAGCGCAGTCTCTGGCTCCTGATCGTGTTCGCTCCGGTCTGGTCACCTTTGTGAATACCAAAGGCAAGCGTGTTCGATCCGTTCCGATAGATCCTGTCCTGGAATCGCGGGTTCTTGAGCATTTCAAGCGACACGGACGGTTTTCTAACTGCCTGAATAGTTTTCGGTTGTCTCTGGTAGCTTCCGGCCTGCTTGTGCCTGGCGGCCAGTCATCTCATATTTTGCGTCACACGTTCGCCAGTCGGTTCGTGATGAACGGGGGCAATATCCTGACCTTGCAGAAAATTCTCGGCCATACGTCGCTGACCATGACCATGCGTTATGCGCACCTTGCGCCGGAACACTTGCGGGATGCTTTGACTTTTGGCCCTGTCCGCGATTTTCGACAGTTCTTCGACACTTGGCCGACCTCAAACGAAAAAGCCCCCGAAACTCTATGA